TAGTTTATGTTATGTGCTTTGAAAGCATTATTACTTAGCATCACTATCCATTTCTACATCAATGAAATCTTCAACAGTTTCCATATCTTCTTCAGATACTTCTCCCTGTCTCTCTGCAACTCTATCATTCCATTTAGATATTACACTGTCATTATATGCTTTAACAAAATCAAGAAAGTCCCCAAATATTTTATGGTCTGCTTCAGTTATCTCTAGCTTTTTGGAAGTGTCTAACTGCACTATGGGTGTATAAAAGTTACCACCATTATTTAGTTTATTTTCTTTAGTGCCTTCTAACTTAATTATATGTTGTAAAGGTAATGCTTCCATCTTAGCAAACTTAGAGAATATGTCACCTAACATTTTAAAAGCCTCTCTGTTATCTATTTCCCATATAACAGGAAACTCAGGCAAATCCTCAATCTCCTCTCCATCAATCCCTTTTACAGGGTCAATCATTTTAATAACACCAAAGATCGCTCTGTTTCTTTTTATACCTTTTATTAGAGCTTTAGTTTCTTCAGGTAGTGACTGATAGTCTTTCACATACCCTGCAGGTTTACCACAATTAAAAGTGCCATCCTCATCCTTTAAGTCTATATTTAAAGTATCCGACATTATTGTTCTAATATAGTCACCTTTCTTATCTCCTTCTTTTGCATTGCGATTTTTTTTAAACTTTTTATAAAGCAATCTTTGCAAGAAAGGTCTAAATTCAACTTTCTCAGAAAAATAGAAGACACTAGGTTCTTTACTGCGATCCTCTAATCTGTAAAATCCCCCTTCAACAACTTCTATCTTAACAGATTTACCTTTGGATTCACCCATCCCCATGGTAGGACTATGCCATATTCTAAATCTGTTTAAAACATTAGCCTTCTTTTCACCACTACTTGTAGGCAGTCCCATTGCCTTTGCCATAGTAGCATAATTGTCTGTATTTATTGTAACTAATTCTGTCATATTTACTTTACTCCTTTCAAAAGAATCATAGTTATATCACGATACATCTTTTGTGTCAAGCCAATTACTACCCATCTTTGCTTCTAGTAGAAGTGGCACATCAAACTGTATGCTAAACTCTAAATTAATCATATTTATCAATGACTTATTAGTGTCACGTATAATATTTAAAACGACATCTTCTTCACTTGGATGCACATCTATTACAATAGAATCATGCACAGTATTTACCACACATGACTTATGTTTGTCAAGCTCCTTTTGAATGTGAACAAGAACTAGAGGAACAATATCTGCAGTTGCAAAACTCTGTACAGGATAGTTTTTTATCTGTGTAAAATGTGATACTGTACCATTTCTTTTTCTTTGAACATCAGGGAATGCAAACTGTCTACCTGATGGTGTGGTTATCATACCTGTGTTCAAAGCCTCTTTAGCCAATTTGGTGTGCCATAGTGCGACTCCTTTGTACTTTTCTGTGAAGTGTTTATAATATGTAGCTTGAGCAGTCGTTCTCCCAAATCCTGTTGCTCCGTACAGGGGTGCAAACGTGTGTGCTTTCGCTTCTTGGCGAGAAGTTTCTTCCCCTGCATTACTAATAACACTAGCAGTATAGCTATGCACATCAAATCCATCTTCAATCTCCTTTTTTGCTACTTCATCATTAGATAAGAAAGCTGCAGTTCTAAACTCTAACTGTGCAAAGTCTGCTTCTAGAATCTTACCACCTTCCCAACGTGATACAAATACTTTCTTTACAGGAAATGTACCACCTCTAGGCATGTTCTGCATGTTAGGATCTGCTCCACTAAACCTGCCTGTTGATGTTCTGTGTTGCAGTAATCTCACATGAAGCATACCATCAGGTTTAACGTAAGCATTTATCCCCTCAACAAACGAAGATAGATAAGTATCTAGAGCAGACAATCTTTGTAGATCAGTTAAAAAGTTTACTGCATCTTGCATCTTATTTTTCTTTGCAACATTAGCTAGTATATCTAGATATGTTTTATTAATAGTAAAACCATTTGCACTAACCCACTTAGAAGATGGTGCAGAAAACTTTAGTCCTGCTATGTTCTTTGTAGGTAAAAAATGATATCCCAAAGTATTACATGATACGCATCTACTTGGATTAGCATATGGCTTACCATCTTTCTTTATCTTTCTAATGTAACCTTCTCCAAAACAATCTTTACATTTAACTGCATTTGTCTTGTAAACTAATGTTGAGTTTTCTTTTACTGTATCTCGGTAACTACTATCATCCATATATTTATGGAAACTGTTTGCCCACATAGCTTTGTCTTTAGGCTTCCTACTATAGATAACCCAAGACATTTGTTCAGGACTATTAAGATTGATAGGTGTATCCCCCATCAAGTTCTGCACCTGTTGTTTCAATCTTTTCTCAATGTCTTGCTTCTCTTGCTCAAACTCTACTCTAACTTTATCTAATGCATCTTTGTCCACCTTAAAACCATTCTTGTAAATCTTCGCAAGTGTAACGCAAACTTTGTTAGTCAAGATAACAGAGTTCATCAACTCACTATATTCAGGTGTATTAAGTTTCTTGTATATTGCATCTGCTAATTGTTGTGTAGCATGTAAATCTGCAGACAGATAATATGATAACTCATCTGCAGGTATCTCATCTGTATTGTAACCTTTGGCAAAGTAATTTTTAAGTGTATCCTCTTTCTTTGTGTCCAAGTCATACCTGATGGCACAGTCTCTCAGGTGTAGTGGTTCTTTGAGACCTCTTTGTAAAATGTATTCACCAAGCATTGTATCAAAGACAGGACCATCATACTTGAATCCACACTCCCATATCCACATCAAGTCATAAGCTATGTTATGTCCTATCAGTATAGTTGCTTGGTCAAGCAGTTCTTGTACACCATCAAAGTTGTCTCTAAACAAATGTTCTTCGCCTTTATCTGTTAGACAACCTACCATGACCAATTTATTGTTTGGTTCAAAGGGGTCAAGATGTAACTTGCCATCTCTTTTTGTTGTTGTATTTTCTACATCAAGTGTTAGTTTCATTTAATCTTTCCTTATGTTTCTTTAAGTATATAACTGCTCTTTCAATAATAGTCAAGTCATCAGAGAATCCACCTAGTCCTGTATTACACTTGTGGCAAACCCAACCTCTGAAGGTATTAGTGTCATGACAATGATCTAGTACCCAATTCTGCAGTCTAGTCTGTCCATGTTTACCTAGCTCCTCTAATGTCCTATCACATATAGCACACGAATAATCTTTATCAGGATAAGCATTTTCTTTTCTTAGTTTATTTAAAATTTCCTTGTGACCCTTTCTACATGATCTACAGGTTCTCTTTATCTCACCTGCTTTCATAACAGAGTAATGTGTTATAGGTTGTCGTATGCCACACTTTATACATACAACACCATCAACAAATGGGTTCTCTTTTTGTGGCAACTCTTTAAATAAACTAAATTGTGTCATGCTTCATATCTTCCTACTCTATAATTTAAATTACAATGAACAACACCATGCCATCCTGTAAGTTTATTCTTTACCACATTTAAATGCCTTTGTAAATCCTCTTCAGTATCCTCTTGTCTTGGTGGATTCTTGGCAATGAGAATCATGAGATCTGCTTCGGCTGCTTTACCTGTTCTACTGCCTTCCATCATACTCTGATTAAGCAATACCTTACCTTCTGCATCTGCAGACAGTTGTGACATGTAAAAGACTGCACACTTGTGTTCCTTTGCAATCATACGAGCATGAACTGCATTTGCTTTGAGTGCTTCATCTGTCCTTGCAAAACCACCTGTACGTGCAAACTTGTCTCCCATATCAAGCACAACGATATCAGGTTGGTATGTCTTACATACACTCTCCACCCAAGCCATGTCACGACCTGTTGCATCTTTTATCTTGATGTTATCTTTGACAGGTGCATACAAGTCACGTGCTTTACTTGGATTGCTTTTTATCTCTCGCATGGTCATGCCTGTTGATGCAGTCAAATATCTTGCACCAACTCTGTGACTACCTTCTTCGTTACACAGGATGATGCAACTAGCACCTTGTCGTGCCAAGCCATCAGGACCTGCTATTATGCTTGAGTGAAAGCTCGTCTTACCTGTGTTAGGTCTAGCTCCTATCTCTATTAGATGTCCTGCATTGATGCCTTCCACCTGTCTTGTTAAACTTGGCACGTTAAACGACCAACGTGCTTCCAAATCATTCTTAGCTAATAGTGTATCAATCTCCATGTCATCCCACTCCACGTTAAGGTTAGGTGTAAAATCATCTCCATATACTTCTAGTATGTTGCGTATAGGTTCTAATGACGAGTGAGAACCATTCACGTAATCAAAACCTATGTTTGCAATGTCTTCGCCAACAACTTGTTGGAATAGTTTGGACAACACCTCTTGTGCTACATCCTCTCCCATTGGTTGTTCGTTCTTTACCTGCCTGAACAGATGCGAGTATGCTTGTTTCTGTGCAGTAGTAAGAGTGGGATTGTTTGACATGAAGAGTGCTTCTATCTCATCAGGTGTCACAGTCCTCTCATACCTACTCATGGCTTTGTCTATAGTCTGCTTTATCTTTCTAGCATCCTTACTAAACAATCTGTCAGGACACTTTGCTCCACGATGGGAATCATAAAATGATTTATCCATCAAACTTCTTATCAATGCTAATTCCATATCTGTGTCTCCTTTGGGGTTAATAGTTTTAAATTATCTAAGTCTTCTTGTTTCCTATATTTCAAATCGTCATGCAACTTGAGTATCTTAATATCCTTGACATGTGATCTTAACTCTTTGGCAAATGCAAAGGACTTGGGTAGTGCGTCAGGGTCAAGTGCTATTATTGCAGTAGAGAACTGTGAAAGAAACATCTTGTGTGAATCTGATAATGATGTACCCAACACAGCTACCCCAACATATACATCACTGCCAACGACACATGCACTAACACAATCCTCTACTACTATTGCGATACTACCACAACCAAACGAGAAAGGCAAGTCCGAAGAACCATACCTCTTCCACTTTGGAAGTTTCCTGTAGACTGATCTACCTGTAGCATCAACAATCCTGCCATTATCTTTGATAGGAAAGACAACTCTACTTTCTTTGACATCATATAACAAATCAACTGTATCCACATCTAAGTCCCACAGTTCACAGAAGTTCATGACCTCTCGTCTGTGATTATGTGGTACGATATACTCAGGCATTTCAAATGATGTCCCAACTTGGGACACCTTGTTGATGTCACGTATCTCTTCAACAGACAGGTGAACACGTGAACTACCTCGCACACTACAAGATGCTTTGTAACAATTCCATACAAGAGAACCCATGTTATTTGTAACAGTAAATGTCTTGTAAGATTTACACTCAGGACAATTCACTCTCTTTGTTTCTCCATTACGTATGTCTATGTCTTCAATATATTGATATACACTATACATGTTATTATAAATATCCTTCCTTGTCGGCACTTAACATGCTTGTAGCACAGGTTTCGTGATCTGTCAAATTTCTACGTGCCTGTAGTGCCAAGTTAGCACTTGTGAATGTATTTTTCATGTAAGGTTTCACTGATTGTGGGTTAGCATGACCTGTTACAGACATAATATTACCCATAGAAACACCTGCATCAACCATTTCAACTGTGCCTGTTCTACGTAAGTCACTTAATCGTAGCTCATTAGAGAGTCCTGCAGAGGTCATAACTTTTCTAGCCATGATGGGTAGTTTAGTTAGTGAATAAGGCTTGTATGAGCCTCTGAAGGGTCTTGAACGAGGTGCTACATACTTTTGAAACCCATAATCATCTTTTTGTTGTACTAACATTTCATGTAACTCGTCTGATATGGGTAAAAATACTTGTGCTCTTCGTTTAGACTGTTCTATCTGCATACGTTTAGCATCTAAATCAAGGTTAGACCACTCAAGAAGTCTCATATCTCCAATACGTTGACACCATTCATATGCCATGTGTGCAATCAAGCCAATGCTTCTTGTTTTGAAATCAGAGTAAGCAGTATCAAGAAACCTGATAACGTCTTCTTTTGTCCAAACAACTTTTCTATGTGCAACGACACGTTTTTTGATATTGCTAAATGGATTCATATGACAATGCTCCATGTTGATTCCGTAATTAAGCAAGACTCTGATGACAGACATAAGATGATTGGCAAATGACACACCTCTCTCACACCATTTGTTGTAAGACAACTTTGCGAGTTTGGTGGTCAAGCTAGACAGTTTATAACTGCCTAACTCTTTGCCATCAACCACACTTGTAGAGCAAACTATACCTAAAAAATATTTATATTGTGCTTTAGTTTCTGCTCGTAAGTTATTGTATTCAAAGGATAAATAATACTCCTTGAGTAAATCTTCAACCTTCATTATGCCACCAGTAATGACTTGAATTGAGGTGAAGAAATCCACTTTGCGACTTCTTGTTCTCTCTTCCACATAGTCTCTGCTTTTGTATCAAAGCCTGTGTTACGTATGTTGAAGCCATTCCTCTCATCTGCGTATGATGCGTAATTAGTGAAGGCAGAATACAGAGCATAAACATTCTTACCTCGTCTAGATATTTCTTGACAAGCTAACTCGTACATCTTCTTAGCCATAGTCTCTGACTTAATTAACTTACCCAAGAAGTCTTTACCATCCACGTTG